TCATACAAGATTTGAAGCTAAAGCGTTTGATTTAGAATGTAAAAACGCAGATGGAACTAAGAGATGGTCTGATGAAGACGTTAGAATACTGTATAAAATAGAGGATGCAGAGCCAAAATCTAATGGAATTGGCGAAACTCACTTCCCCTGGGGTTTGAATCCTAACCTACAATACTATATGATAGAGCAATACAAACTACATGGTGATGACTATTTGAAATCAATAGGCACAAGGGTAGAACAAGAGAGGAAAAAGATAGGGAAGAAACGTGAAAGCTGATCTACTATCACTTCTGACTGCAAAGTCAATGAACTATGAACTCTCTAGTGGTAATCACGATGCAATTACTTCTGAAGATATTGCTCACTTTTTGGGAACTAGGGGATTGGATAACAGAGAATACGATTTTCTCATGGCGAAATACACAGACAACAACTACGCTAGATCATTGGTATTCGATGATATCTATGAGGATGTCTGCGATATATTCTTCAAACACATAAACCCAAAAGAAATAAGAGGGGATAAGTTTTTAATTAGAAACTTTATTAACCTATCACTTAGGGAAGTAATCCTAACTGTTTGTCCTTTCTGTCAAGGCAGAGGGGTAGTCAAATCAAAAGATAGTATAGACAAGTGCTATCATTGTGAGGGTACAGGACAATTTATTTATGATGATGATAATCGCCCAGAGTTTTTAGGTATGGATAAAAAAGATTATATGGAATTTAAAAAACCCTACATGGAAACATTAGAGTTTGTAAAAAACATTGAGATCAATGCTCTAGCTAAAATAGGGGATGAATAAACTTAAATGGACTAGCTCACTCATCCTCTCTTGTGGGTTAGTCTTAACATCATTTAATTTCTATCCAATAAATCTTTATGTGCAGTTTATCGGTGTGCTAGGTTGGTTGGTTGTCGGAATCAAAACTAAAGATCATCCGATTTCTTTTGTGAATGGAGTTGGATTGGCAATTTTAGGTTCTGGTATCATATATAGCCAAAACTTGTAAAAAAAGTAGCCCTAGAATCTCCATAATCCAATTTAAATGAGGTGTCTGGTACGATTATAACCCACTAATGTGTAAGTCTATTCTCGTCCATTGTAGAGTCCTTTTCAGGGGTGTCGCCTGATTCTTCCTCTGTATTGTCCTGAATCATAGCTAACTTAGGTTTTAGAGCAGGAATCTTGCTAACTAGACCTTGTAGTTCTTCAATTAACTCAGCATCACTCTTACTTTGTGCTTTATCTACATTCAGATTTATATTCTGAGAACTAAAACCACCCATCTCTAAAACTAATTTTGCTGTATTTAGTCTGACTGCATCTTGTTCTGATCTAAGTAAGTCTTGTAGGACTGTAATAGCTAGTCCAGATGTAGATGTAATTCTGTCTTCGTTCTTCTCTCTGATTTCATGAGCATATTTCTTTTTAAGATATGAACCCATCTGTGTTGGATTGGATGTCCATCCTGCTTTCTTTGCTGATTGTGTTGCATTACCTGCTGTCTCTCCCTCTAGGTAATAATCTATAAATTTTTGTTCGTCTTCTTTACTTATCTTTCTGGGCATCTGCGTTCTCCAATAACCATATCTTTAATTTATTAATTGTCTCTTTAGGTAGAGGTAAGTCTTTTCTATATTTAATCCAAGACTTATCCAATACGAGACTCCCATCTATATCTACTTGTGTATCAGATCCTGAGATGTGACTAACAAGTGTTATAGTTTTGTCGTTTTCTTCAACGACTAATCCGATTGATATACAGTCAGCTAATGTATTTTCTAATTCTTTTATGTTCGTCCACCCTGATGTTGGGGTGATTGCATCTTCCCAATTTATCACTACTAATTTTGGTTTCATTTTTTACTTCTTAGATAATTAAGATAATCAGCACCCTCTTGTACTTCCCAAAATACTTTAATAAAATCTGGATGGTCTTCTGTGAGTTCAGTATTAAATACAGCAACAGCACAAGCTGACATCATCTTACATGGAAGATTAAGTTGTTTAGCAAAGTTGTCGTATTTCTTATACGAGCCAACCTGTACACAATGCATAATTTTATCTGAGTTAGCATCCTTGATAGGTGAATATCCTGATACATGAGTATGACCTGCTATGAGTAAGTGGTCTCTTGCATTGAACAATGCGTGTTTAACAATACCATGAGCTGTATTGTACATGGAATGTCCTCTGAAATTATGAGAACAATTTACCTTTATTTCGTGTTTAGGTAGTTTGATTTTAAGTCTTGCGTTGTGGTTAGAGTATACAGTCTTTAGAGGTTTACACATCCAAGTAATAGGATCACCCTCCATAGCCCACATATCATGGTTTCCTGCAACGATAAATATATAAGGTGTTGCATTGACTAACCATTCTACTAACTGCCATTGTTGTTCGCCATTGGTCGTTTGGTCTGCCCATAAACCTGCTAACTTACCACGTCTAGCCCAGTTATTAGATAAATCACCAACAGAACAGGCATACATACCATCTGTATCATTGACTATATCTATGTGCTTTCTAAGTGATACCCAATCACAACCATCATCATCAACATGAGGATCGCCTTGAATATATAATCCTATAGGTTTCTTATCATTTATCTTTATGTTGATAAACTTTTCAGACTTTTCTCTTGCTTCTTTTCTTTTGAATACTTCTGTTCTTGCATTGATTAATTCTTCTGTAGACCAATCAAGATTCTGAGCTTCTTCTAATTCGTAATTCTTTATAACTTCAGGGTTTGATGTTTTCTTATTACAAGTCCTGCACTTCCATCTCTTTCTTTGTTTTTCTGAGCCATCTGTACCTGCTTTAATCAGATGAGTTGATTTACAATGAGGGCAACATAAAGCATTACCATCTTCATTTCTTTGTATGATACCTACTCTACTGTAGTTACCACCATTGTTATGTATTTGGTTTGTCATTTGTTTTTTTCCTGTTTAATTAGATATTCGAGATACCACTTAGCTTTCTCTAAGTCTTGTATAGGTGTGCCTTTATAAGGGAATCGGGTAACGTATTTTACGATGTTCCCACGAACATAGTCCATATCCCATGATCTTATGTATTCGATTGTCTCTATACCTTTAGTATAATGACTTGGTCGATTAATAAGGTCTTCTTTCTTCTTCATCAATCTTGTCCATAACTTCATCCCAAGTTATTGGTGTACAATTCAAGAACACTATACCACCATATTTATAGTCAAGTCTATTATTTATCCTTGACTTAATGCTGATTTCTGCTTTGGGATCAATCGCATGGATTGCTTTGATGATTTGCATTTCCCTTTTTGTGTAGGGAATATTTGCACTCATAGTTATCTCCTATTAGTTTAAGCATATATCCATCTAGTGATGTAATATGACATAACCAATATAAGTATAAACTCTAAGACTGATAGTTCAGGTCTTAGATATTTCGTTCTTACCTTACTTAATAAGAACTTAATTATCTTTATCATTGCATTAAAGGATTGCTATTTCTAGCTTTTAAACCCTCTAATTCTGTTCTAAGTATTGATAATTCTTTTTCTAGTGGGGCAATGTTAGGTACTGTTCTTGCTTCAACCACCTCTAATCTGTTTAAAATCTGCCCGACTTGAACAAACAAACCACCTAATGTAATAACTAGTCCTAATATTCCTGCTATTGTCTTGATGTCCATAGTCTGTCCTCGTAAGTTTGATTTGGGTAAATGTTTCTAATATCAACATAGTTACTATTAGTATATGTACCTATATCAATACTTTGTAATTCTGGTTGTATAAATATGTCTGAGTTTACTTGTGCATATTTATTGATTTTACTTGGTTTTTGCATAGCTTTAGCAGTTAGTATTTGTACTGCTTTGAGCTGACCATCTATTGTCTTTATCTTTTCTGCTACCTTTATAGATATTTCTTCTATAGTTAGTTCGGTTTCAACACCCCTACTGTTGTCTTGTGTGCTTTCAGATACTCCTGCTGATTCTGTTTCGACAGCTCCTCCTGTATCTTCACCCACTCTCGTATCTCTTTCTGTTTCTTCGACAACTTCTTCTTCATAGATTTCTTCCTCTATAACTTCGTTAGATAAGACTATTGTATCTTCTATAAATTGTTCTTCAACTGTAGGTTCTTCGAATGTTTCTACAAAGGTTTCTTCGATGACAACTTCGTTTAATATAGGTTCATTGTACGAAGAAACTTCGAAGTCAGGTTCGAATGTTACTTCAACTATATCTTCGTATATCTCTGCAATCTCTGATTGTGTTGTTGCATCTATAACCACAGGATCATATTCGATATATAACGTAGGATTCTTTAAGTCTGCAGCATAGTGATATGGAGAGTTAGATTCCTCAAAAAACGAAAATTTGGCAGAAATACTATAATCTTGTTGGGTAAAAGGGTCTATATAGATAGAATCTGTGTAGGTTGTAAAGTATCCATCTTGTCTATCTATAGTCCTAGATTGTGTTGTTACATTACCATTATCATCTACTAGGGTTTGTGTCATAACCACACTTTGATCATAGCTATTCCAGAACCAAATATCTGCACCTAGTGTAGATGTAAATCCATTATTAATAACTTCTTTAGATAATCCTGCATCATTGTTAAGTGATATAGTGGACTCTACATATTGCCCATGAACACCTGCAACTGTATCGTTACCATGTCTAGCTGTATTTGTTCCAGACCATGTGCTGAAATCTTGATTAAGGAGATTTTCTGTGGTGTCTGAATTTGCTACTAGAGGTAGCATTAACAGAATCAAAAACTTTTTCATTACCTAGTTCATCCCATCTTTGTTTAGCTTGTTCACCAATTAATCCATCTATAGGACATGGTGTACCTGCATCCATCATAGATTTCCAAACAGATTTGTCTTGGCACATCAATGATATCGCTGCAACTTTCATACCTAAACCATTAAGTAGTTTAGCTTTCTTTCTGCGTTCACACTCCATATCGTGATAATAAGTACCCATAGATGTGCTAAAGCCAATAACAGTCATGCCAATAGAAAGGGGTATAACACAACTGTCTTGACCATATACTGACATTGATGGTGCATTGGCAGGATTTACAGCAGTCTCTTGATTAGAGTTATTAGTTGTAGAATTAGTTGTGGTATTAGTTTGTCCACCAGTATAGTTATTAGTTGTCTCTTGCGAGTACCCACCTGATATAGCTGTATTACTTCCTGATGTATTCGTTTGAGTGTTGGTTGTAGCACCTGTTGACGAGGTATCTGATACAGCATCTTCTATTGCGTACCCCAGTATTAATACAATTATTATAACAAGTGCTATATATATTCTATCCACGACACTTCCACTTACGAAGTGCTAGTGCTTTACGAGTTGGTCTACCTTTAGAGTCTTTCATAGGACCTTTAACACCAGACATTCTTGCACAAAAACTTGCACGTCTTCCTGCTGCTTTTGATCCTGGTTTTACTTTACCTGTTACAGGTCTTTTAAGATTAGCACCTGTAGTACGTTTGAAATGTTTTCTTCCTGCTTCGTTTAATCCACCAGTTTTGCTTTGATATCTTTTAGCTACCATGTTATCTCCTTGTTGCAGCAGAACCGAAATAGAATCCTGATATCGCTGCTAAAAAATGTGTGTCTGCTGTAGTAATAACTACACCTGATATTCCTTGAAATGTTGTTACTTCTTCTATACTGCCAAATATCCACCAACCCTCTTTGACTTGCTCAAGATACATAAGATGTACTTGTACTGATGGGTCTAAGAATACTGCTAGTTTAGGTAAACAGATAATAAAGAACACAGCTAGTAATGCCATCCATCTTCTTGTTGTAGATTGATATTGACTGTTATCTTTTCTTGCATCTTCTACTGATGCACGATTTATCTCTGCTCTTTGCATAAGATACTTTTGTTGATCTGCTGCGTCTTTAGATTTCTGTGACCAGATAGAAAGTAGCCCAGTAAACAAACTAGAGCCAAGCATTGTAATGACTTCAAAAGGTATCATCTAACACTCATCTGTTTTAAAAGATCTTCTGGGTTTTCATTTGGATTACCATATATGTCACGTGCATTTTGAGAATCAGCAAGAAGATTTAGGTTTTGTCCTATACTGTCTATAGTAGAATATTTAATTATATTGCCTAAATTTAACCCCATATTATTTAGTCTTCCAAACATTTTGTTGTTCACTTTGTCTGCAAAGTCTTTTGTAGCTGATACCATTTTATTAAAAAATCCTTTCATTTTTTCTTTACTAGTAGCTTTAGCGAATTCACCTCTGCCATATTTACTGCCCATAAATCTTTGAAACATAAACATAATCCCTAACGCAGGTAGTCCTCCCATTATTCCTGCTCCACCTGCTGCACCTACACCTGCTAATGGCATAACTGATTTTAAACTCAGTCCTTGTGATGTAGACAAAGCAACCCTACGCATAAGGAATTTGCTTACTGAAGGATCAGGTTGTAGACCATCTAAGTTTCTAGTAAACCTGTCCAAGTCTGCCATAGTAAATTTTTTATCTCCTTGTCCTTTAAAAGCATCATTTAACATTCTTTCGTATTTTTTATATTTAGGAAGTCTTTTTTCACCAATAAAACCAAAAGTTTTTCTTAATTCTTTTGTCTCAAACCTTCCTGTTTCTCTTAAAGACTTAAATAATGTCTCATCAAAGATGTCGTCAAATTCATTAAAAACTAATCTTCTGAATTGTGGAGTAGATGCAATAACATTCCCTGCTTCATCTGTAACATTTAATAATCTGCTTAATGCATTAATTCCTTTTTCTCCTGAGTCCATATAGTAGTTCAACATTTCTGGAGCTGTGTACTCTTTTTTGGGCAATGTTTCTGCCCCTCTTATTCTTATCCCACCTACAGGGCTTATTTTTATATCTTCTCCATACTTTATAGATCGATTAATTAAATTATCTAAATCAACAGCATCTTGTATCTTTTTGTTTTCGAGATTTGCATAAGCAAGTATTCCTTGGTTGTTATTTAAAAAGTTTTCTTTTCTAACGTATGCAGTATCAGCTAAACCTTTTTTAGGTGCAATACTTGTACCTAACTCGTTGTCTTTTTGTTTTATCAAAGCATTTAAAGTATTTCTAATTCCTACAACATCTTTACCTGTAATATTATTAGGTATAGGTACATTTTGACTAGTAAATACACGACTAGCATTTCTAATGTTTCTTAATTGAGTATCTAAATTTAGTACTTGTTTTGGGGTAAGTTGATTTTTAAATGAAGGTGTTACATTACCTGCAGTCAAACCTTGTAACTTAAAGTCTTTTTGCTTAGATGGAATTAAAACTTTTAATTCTTGTGGTAAAAATTTAGAAAACTGTTTTGAACTATCTAAACTTTCTGGATGTGCCATTTTTAATTTTTCGTTTAATTCACTAGCTTGTTTAGACAATGATGTTTGAACTATATCTCCTGATCCATCTTTAACTTCAACTGTAGCATATTTATTAAATAATGCTTTTGAACCATATTTTTTAGATAACCCTAGTAAATCATCATCAAACTGTTTGTATAGATTGGAAACTTCATCTGCTCTATCAGCAGCTTGTCTCTGTGCAGACCTAATCATAGTTAGTGGAAGTTGGTCAAAAAACTCTGCACTAAGCTTTTCGTTTCTTACCACGTTATTTTTACTATCTAGCTTAAAAGCATTTTGACTTAAAAACCCTACAGGTCTTGTTTTTGTTCCTTCTGTAGCTGATCTAAAAACTTGTTTTAATGTTTCTTTATATGCAGCTTGTGTTGGAAAGCTTAGTCCAGGGATAACTCCAATAGCGTCACTTATTCCTTTTATCATTTCACCAGGAGATGAAGCTCCATAAGCATAATATCTTGTTGCATCAATTCCTTCTGATTCTAGTTCTTTTACTGCTTGTTCTATTGTGTTTTCTTGTTCTTTTTTTGCTTTAGTTATATTTCCTAAACCTTCGTTTGCTTTTTCACTATTTTTTATTTTTTCGTGAACTTTTCTTAATTGATCATCTGTTTTTTGACCAAAAAAAGATTTTACACTTGTTGCTGCTTTTTTCCCTTTATCTATAGCAACATCAAATGCTTTTGAAGCAACAGCGTCATAAGCAAATGCTTTTACTACATCTTCTCCAATTTGTTCTACAGGTTTTGTTTGAACTCCAGGTCTCATATAGTTTGTAAAAAAAGTGTTTGCTGTGTCATAAATAGCTTGTCCTGTAGCTCCACCTGCTCCAACTGCAAAAGGATTATTTTTTCCCAAAATGCCCCCTACAACATTACCACTTACTCTTAAAAAATCTTCAACTCCACTAGGTAAAACACCAGGATATTGGTCTTCTCTAATAATTCCATATTCTATAGCTTTTGTACGCATTTTATCGTAATACTCTTGTTGAGTAATTTCGCCTTTATTTACAAGCATTGTTCCTTGAATTTTCATAACTTCATAGTTTCTTCCTATGTCGTCATAAACTTTTGCTCTTTCTTCTATAGTCATTTCTGCCATTTTTATTACATTCCTAAAAATTGATCTTTTGTTATATCGTAAATAGCATCTACATCATCAGCTAGTTCGGTTGTTTCTCCTCTCTCTATTCCAGTAGGAGATTCATTTTCTAATCTAAATCCATAATCAACTACAGCCAATCTTCTTTTGACATATTCAGCTTGTTTAATTTCCTGCATTAGCTTTTCCCTTCTAATAGGTCTTTCAGCTTGTGCATATTCTTTTTTAAGAGCAGATATTCCATCAGAGAACTTTCTTTCTAATTCTTGAAATTTTTGTTTAGCTGTTAAGTTAGATTCTCCTTGTACAGGCAGTTCTTGTTCTGATAATTGAAAATAGTAAACAGCAGGTCTACCTGCAACTTGTCCTGCAGCATATCTAAGTAGCAATGGTCTCATTGCACCATACCCTACTTTGCCTTTTCTACCTTCTACATGAGTTTCAACTCCAAGTGTTCTTAATGGACTTGCGTATAATTCTTTTGCACTATCAGCAAGACCAAAAGCACTTGCAATGTTTTTATCTATATCTTGTTGTTCTCGTGAATATTCTATTTCAGGGAACTCAGTCTCTCCCTTTTTTCTTTTTTCAGCTTCTGCTCTTTCTTCTAGTTTTTCTTTTAACTCGATGTTTTTTAACATTTGGTCTACATCAGGTTGTAAAGATTTACCGACTTCAGCTCCTGCTTGTAATCCTCTCCCTAATTGTGATGCTATATTTTCACCAGGTTGTCTTGGTTTAAGAAGTTCTAAGCTTCCACGAAGAATTGCTGCATTGATTAAATCTTTATTGCTAAAGTTTCCTGCAGAACCTGGAATCATTAAGTTTCCTAAAAGTCCTTTGAAGCCACCAACTTCTTCTTTTTTATTATCATCGAAAATACTCATCCCAAGATTCCTCCATAATACTGAGCTAAATTAATAGGTTGTAAATTTAAACCAGGGGTTGCTTGTTGTTGCACCATAGGCATCATTTGTGGTTGTTGTGTATCTAGTAAACCACTTTGTGCTACTGCTGATAGTAGTTGCATAGGATTTGAAACTCCTGATTCTGCCATTTCGTTTTCTATTTCTTGATTTGTTGGTTTAGCCATGTTTACTCTGTCTACATAAGTAACATTTTGACCATCAACCACATCTGTTGTTGTAGGGCTCATTCCAAAAAAGTTTCTCATGGTATTCATAATACCTGGTGCTTGTACTGCTTCAGGTTTTGTTCCTAATTGCTGTGTTAGTGCATTGAAATTAATTCCAGGCATTGGAGAAGATGAAGGGTCGAAAGATGCCCCAGGAACACCTAATGGGTTTTGATTCATTTGAGGTCTTACTCCTCTCATTGCGTCAAGAAAAGTTATTGGTTTTCCATCAGGTCCTATCTGACCTACTATTGGTTGAGTATTAGTTGGTTGAGCCAACATTCCCATTTGATTTAATATTGCCATTATCCTAATAATCCTCCTAATAATGTTCCACCTAATACGTATGGGTTCATTCCCATAATTAGTGAACCTGCTCCTACCGAAGGAGCTAGTGCAGAAGCTAGTCCTGCTCCACCTAATGCACCTGCTAATGCACCTGGTCCTTGTGTACCTGGTCCTGTTGATGTAACAGTTCCTGGTAGTATTGTACCTGCAGCAATATTTGCATATTGTTGTAGTGCTTGACTTGGAGCTGCTTGTTCAAACGCAAATCGTTGCATAGCTTCTGTTATAGGTTGTTGTGCTCTTGCTGTTTCTGCTGCACCTACTTGTCCTAGTGTTGCTGCAGGTAAACCAAATGTTCTCATTATATCGCCAGAAAGACCTAATGTTGCAGCTTGTGTTCTGAGAACGTCACCATACACATCACCATACATTCTTTGTGCAACGTCTGCTTGTTTTTGAGCAACATCTTTTATTACTTCTGATTCTAGTATTGCTTGTCTTGTGCCACCTAATTGACCTTTACCTGTCGCTTGTCTTCTAGCTTGTTGTAATAATCTTGAGCCAGTTTCTTCTATAGGTCTAAGACTTGCTGTTAATGCTTCTTGTAGCATTGGATCTTGAAACCTTTGTGCAGGACTCATTAATGCTTGTTGAAATCCTGGAACAATAGAACCTAATCCTAATCCTGCTTGTGCTAATGCTGCTTGTCTTTGTAAGTTTTCTGCTTGATAAACTGTAGGACTAGCTTCAGCATAAGTTCTGCCTGGATAGAATTGTTGTGGTCCTGCTTGAAATTGTGTTTGTGCCTGTTTATATAAATCAGTTAAATAGGGTTGTTGCCCTATCCATGGTTCTGATTTTTGCGTTTGTGTGGTGCTTCCACCTCCACCTCCACCTTTACTCATATAAATCTCCTAGTGTATGGTTGTAAGTTCTTTTCCGAGTATGGTATATGTTTGTTCATATCCGAAATCTTTTAATTTTTTAATAAATCCTTTGCGACATACTGTTTCCATAGCATCACAATCTTGTTCTTGTGACCATTCTTCCAGTATTTCTAGTGTTTCTGCTACCCATGTATCTAATTCTTTTCCGCCTAATGTAACAATACGACACACCTTTTTTTGTGGATAGTTTAGAATCTGTGTTGTTATAACTGCTTTAATCTCTTTGCCATTGTCTTTGTCAAAGATAACCCACAGTTGCATTTCTTTTTCTTTTAAGAAGAAGTAAATATCATGTACATCCATTTCTTCTTGGGATTTG